ATGAGTAAGCTGCATCCGGGTGGGGGTTGCCTTTAGTAACGAAAGTATCGATTTCGAAGGTAGTGTCTATTTTAAAGACGGTCGTCGAGGTGTTCAGGCCGAAGCCGTCAGCCGTTACCGTCCAGCCTGGTTGGAGTAGGGCGGTAGTTAAATCGTTTCCGTTAATTACAATAGCCATGAGTTAGTTATGATCAGGTGTTAAATTATTTGCCGGAGAGCATTGCGGCGCGGGAAGGACTGGAGGAAGTCGACTTGGTGTAGTCGACCGGGACGCCGCCACCAGCAGGGCGTGCCAAGATTTCAAGTAGGGCGGTCTGCTTGCGGGCCTCTTCGAGCTGCATGGTCATTGCTTCCATGACCGGGTTAGCGCCTACGCCGATGACGTTGGAGAAACCTTCAGGGCCTTTAAAGCTTGTGCCTTTGGCTTTGTCCGCATCGTCATTTGTTTTTTGAGCGATTGCGTCACCTGTAGCTTTAGCCTGAGCCTGCACTTGTGGGTCATTAACGTCGCGCGCTTGAGATCTGCTCTCAAGGACTTTTTGAATATCTTCATCTCCCGCTGCATTATTAATTCCAAGGAGCATCCCGGTACCCTTAATAGTTCGCCCAAGAGTGTCCATAAAACCGTTACCACCGGATATATATTGAGAAACGGCTTTATCAGCTTCACCACCAAATCCCAAAAATCCTTTATCTGCGTCCATCTGGTCCTGAGCATATGCTTCCGCTCCAAGTTTGGCGTTCTTGCGATCTAATGCGTCTTGTCTTTTTCTTTCGATTTCACGCCCAGAAGAAACAGTGCCTGGACGTAAATACTTAGATTCGCCCTTTACGACAAAATCCATAGCGTCCTTTATTTTCTGTTTGTTCTCTGCAATGGCCGAAGAGATGGCCGATATGGCAGAGTTAAGGATGACTAGCGGGGCCAAGAAAGATAAGGCAATATCTTTAAACGCCGTGCTAAACTTCTTGCTTACGTCGTCGACCTGTTTGGCAAAACTAACGGTGGCCGACTTGGCCTTGTCCATCGCCTGCGGGACATCCGAGGTCGTCTTAACATTTACTGTCAGGTCTTGGGACATTGGTCAGGGGGTTACCATTGCAGGATTGGAAGCAGGCGGCGCCGCTTCCTTGGCTTCCTCTTCGGCCATGAATGCTTCCTCTTCGGGCGACATGATCGCCACGTCCGCACCCTTGGAGATAGCCAGGGCGGAGTTAAGCCAGATGGCTTGACACTCCGGCATCTCCCATGCGCGCTTCTCTTCGATGCCGTTGGTGATAAGGTTTGCAACGATACTCAACGGCCACGGCACGCCCTTGCTCCCACCGCTGGTCTTCTTAGTTTGCTCCCAGAACTTTGGCCAATCCTGTACGAGGATGTAGCCCGAGAAGGCTTCAAGCAGGGCCTCGAACTTGGCAGGGTTGCGGGATAGGTGCATCATCCTCAGCTGATCGCGCCAGCCTATGTCGCCCAGGGGTTCCTCAGCGCACACTTGGCAGGCAAAGATAAGGTCGGCAGGAGTGATGCCGCGAGAGCCGGTCACCAGCGGGGAGTCGAAGGCCATCAGGCGCACCCGGTACTTTAAGCACCATGGATAAAGAGTTCGACCCAGCATCCTTGGAAGGGGAGCCGGGTCAATGTAGGCCGATAGGAACCGTTTGTCCATACCACCTAGTGTAGCCCACTTGGGGCTAAGTCAATTAGGCAGGAGAGATGCCTTCGTAATCGATAGCCGTGATGGAGACCGAAGTGAAGCCCTTATTCTGGCCCTTGTCGTCAATCTTGGTAATTGTGCCCGAGAACGAAACCGAAGCCGTGCCCGATGGGTAAGCCGAAGCAGTGTTAAGCGTAAAGCTAAGGCTGGCGCCAAGAATAGGGACGACTGAGGTCTTGGCAATGCCTTCCACGGTCAGCTCGGATTTGCGGTCGTCTAGGCGGTGCGTCTTGGTCAGGCCAGTCTCATCGACCACCGTGGCTTCCGCGTTGAACGAGGACGAGAGGCTGTAGGACTGCACGAAAAGGTTGCCGAAGGTACCGTTGGCAATTCCGTAGATACAGGTAGTTCCGTTAGAGATGGCGGCCATTTGAATATGCTCGGTTTGGTAACCTTACGCGGGGAAGACGGTCAAGATGTCGAAGCTGAACGCGGTCGCCCAGGAGCGCTCATCGATTCCCTCGTCTTCGGACTGCATGGTAACGTCGTAGCAGGATGCGTCGCCGGTGGCCGTAAAGGCCGCCTTGATGGAGGTCAGGTCCCGCATATTGCCGGATAGGGCGGCACAGCGGGAGCGGTGATCGGCGAGGGTCGTGTCGTCGGCGTTCGAGAACAGGGTGATGCGGACCGAGCAGGAGAAGTTGCCTTCGCCTTCGGGGAGGTCGGACGGTGCCCGGGCGGCTTCGCATAACACCACGGCCTTGGGTAAGGTCTGGATGGCGTTGTTGTCCCCGGTCAGGAACGTGACGGTGGTCAGCCCAGTCTGGGTTGAGAGGTAAGTCGCGACGGTGGACTCGACGATGTGCCTGATACTTTTCGTTCCCATTGTACCATTGCCCGCTTTGGTAGGGAAAGGGGCTTGACTGATGGGGCAAGGGGTGGCTTACTCGGGTTGTTCCACTAATGCTCTGCCAACAGGACCCAGTCTTAGCCGCCTTCTTCGCCATGTTCGAGGATGCGGTTCCGCGTCAGCCCAAGGCACGCACCTCCAAGGCACGCCACGGCGCTATGCTGGCACGCCTGTATGCCGGCGAGACGCCTGCTTCCTACGCCTGCGAGCCCAAGGTAGACGGCCTACGCGTCCTGATCACTGCGGACCTATCCACCCGCACCGTCCGCTTTGAGACCCGCAATGGCAACCCGATGCCTTCCCTCGACCATCTCGCCGACGAGGTGCTTCACCTACTGGCTGGCAATGACGGCGTGTGGTCTCTCGACGGCGAGGCCGTGTCCGGCAAGTCGTTCTTTACCTCGGTCGGTGCCCTACGCTCTGACCGCTCTGCCGACGATGCCCGCGTATGGCTGTTTGATCTGCCCTCCGTGGCTGGCGATTACAGCACCCGCCGTGCCTCGCTGGAGGCTTTGTTTGCCCAGTCCTACCCTTCCTCCCTCTTACTCATCCCGAGCGTCTCTTGCACCCCAGAGGAAGCCTTCATCCGCTTTACCTCCGAGGGCTTCGAGGGTGCCATGGTCAAGGACACGACCGCCGGCTACGCCCACGGCATCCGCTCCAGGGCTTGGCTCAAGGTCAAGGACGCCGACACAACGGACGCCGAGATTGTGGACGTGGTCGAAGGCACGGGCAAGTGCGCGGGGATGGCGGGTCACATCGTCGTGCGCTGCGGGCGTCGCCTAGTCAGCGTCGGCACGGGCATGGACAACGCCACCCGCTCCGCCCTGCTTGCCGACCGCTCTCAGCTCATCGGTCAGACCGCCGAGGTAGACTTTCAGATGAAGACCCCACAAGGCTCCCTGCGTCACCCGGTGTTTGTCCGAGTGCGCGGGGATAAGTGATCAGAGTCCCATCTTCTGCTTAGTGCGGGCGATGTATTTATTCAGGTCGGCCTCCATCTGCATGACGCGGTTGCCCAAGGCTAAGGACATAGTGTCAGCCTTTGCCGCAATTTCGTTAATGTTACCGATAAAGTTCTGTATGGTTACCTGCGCGTTCTTGTCAGTGTAAGAACTTATGGCCTGACCCTGTCCGCCGTGACGGGCAATCCATCCAGCGTTCCGCAGCTTGGCACCGAAGTTACCGCTGGCGACATTGGCACGTATCGGCTTGGGGATCATGTTCAGCGCACGAAGCCAGCCAGCCTTCGTTCGACCGACGGCGGCCTGACGTTCCTTGATATAGTCATCAAGCTCTTGCTTAGACTCAACCAGGAGACGGGGCTCGCCAATCTTCTGGCCTCGCTGGATGCGGCCACCAAACTTGGCTTTGACGCGGTTGTGGTGCGAGCGCAGGTCTTTAGCATACTCGAAGCCGTACTCATTTGTTTTAAGCGGGACGCGTGCAAGGTAGTTCTTGGCCTTCAGGAATGCCCGGTCATAGTTCTGGTCGTTCAGGATTTTCGTCATGATCGGCGAGATGCGTAGGGTCTCGATGCGTGACCGCTTAATGATGCTGTCAAACATACCGCGGTTGTTGCTCTGAGTCGCATGAGCCAGAGAGCGGAAGACGATTGCCTTCTGGCTGCTGATGTTACGGTCGCCTACTGCGATAAACAGTTTTCGTATATCACCAGCTACGGCGTCTTCTCCGGCAAACTTAG